GTGATCGCGGCATTGACGTCGACGCCGGTGGCATCCCACACGGTTTCGCGCGCCATGCCAAGCGCCTGATATTTCAGCGCCAGATCCGCTCGCTGGTTCGGCGTGTCGGTGCGGCGCTCGGCGAAGCCGACGCAGAAGTCGTACGCATCCGGGTTCCTGCCCTGCAGCAGCAGCTGCAGGCGGAATCCCTGCTCATAAATCCAGCTCACGTTGTCCTGCAACGCGTCGATCTCGTCGAAGAAATCCTCCTTGAGGTCGGCCAGGATGTCGCGGGCGATGTCCTTGGTGTAGCCGAACAGGCCGCGCGGCGCCGGCGCGCCGGCGAAGAAGTTGTCGAGCAGATACGACACGTCGGCAATCTGCTCGAGGTTCGCGTCGCCCTGCACCGCGGTGACAGAGCCCTTGCGGTTGCTATAGTAGTCGCGATAGTTGCCGGCGGCCTGGTCCTGCTCGACGCTGAGTTTGTAGGCGGTCAGTTCCGGCTCGGTGGCGCCTTCCAGCGTGTGCGACATGCGCAGCGGAGCGCGCATGCGCCGGCGCACGACCAGGTCTTCCTCGGTCATGTTCAGCTGCTGCCAGATGCTGCGCGTGGCATCGAGGTAAGGGCGGCCTAGCGAGCCGAAGTCGTCGTAGTTGTCCGGCGTGAGCCGCGCGACGCCGAGCTGCCACAAACCGAATACCGCGATCGGCCGGCCCTGGTACAAGTCCCACTGCTCATAGGCCTTCGCCGGCATCTCGAAAATGCCGGAAGGCCCGACCAGCGGCTTGATCGTCTCGGCCGGCATGCGCACCGCGCCGACGACGTTCGCCTGATCCTTGTCCAGCACCCACTGCATCGGCAGGTTGCCTTCCATCATCAGGCCGCGCACGTCGGACTCGAGCTTGTCGCGGCGGTCCAGGTGCAGGCGCGACACGTAGCTGCCGAATTCGTTCGTAAGCCATTGCGGGGCCCCGGACGCCGTGAGCTTGATGCCGCCCTTGGCTGCGGCGCGGCTGGTGCGCAGATGGATTTTCTTCACGCGGCCGTCGCGCTTGTCCATGTCGCGGATCTGCAGGATCGAAGCGCGCAGCGTCGTGTCGACCCACATCTGCCGCATGATCCGGTGCAGCGCCTGCTCCGGCGTCGCGCGCTGGCCGCGCTCGCTCGATCCGGGCTGCTGTTCTCCCGGCATCGACTGCATTTGCCGGTCGGTGCCTGGCGTCGGTGAATTCGTGATCTGCGGCTTGGTCGGCGCGAACCAGGTGAACGGATTCAGCACTTGCATCAGGGACGCCATAGTTGTTCTCCGGTCAGGCGGCTTTCGTGAGCAGGGATTCGCGGGAATGGCTGGTCGACAGGATCACGGTCGGCGTGCTCGAGGCGCCGCGCGTCACCAGCGCCCACACGGCGGCCATCGCGGCGTCGAACAAGTCATCGCCGCGCTTGGGGTCGGCCATCTTGTAACTGGCATAGCTTTGCTTGGTCGGCTTGCTGACGATGTTCGGCAGCTGGCGGATGAAGGCGCGCAAGTCGTACGTGGTCGGGTCGCGCAGATCCTTGTCGTCGATATACGGCAGCACGGCGTGATCGTTCTGGAACAGCGTGCGTAGCGCCTGCGCCATCTGGTGCTTGGTCATGCCTTCGAAACGCAGCGGCGCGAACGCCCACTCGCCCCACGCGCTGGCCACGGAATCGCCGTCGCTGATCGAGCGCCGGTCGATCGTGGTCAGGCCTTCGGCAAAAAGCGAATCGTTCAGCGCCGTGAGCATGCCTACGCCGTACGCATCGCCGATCGCATAGTCCGGATGGAAATAGCGCCAGAACGCGATCAAGTCGCGCATCACTTCCGGTTCTGGCGCGCCGGCCGGCCACTGTTTGACGAACGGGAAGAAAACGAAATTGCCGATCTGCTCGGACACGACCAGGGCATGCCGCGAGCTCGTCGGGTTTTCGCCGTGGCCCGCCGCGTCGTAGCCGAAACTGAGCAGGCCGCGCTTACGATACGTCTCGCCCGGGAACGGCTGCACCAGGTCGAGCTTCGCGCGCAGGCCGTATTGCATCGCCTGGCGCACCTTGGTCAGCCAGACCAGGTTGCGGCTCGCGATGTTCCGGCACAGCAGCTGCCGAATGTATTCGTCGGGATCCAGCTCGATGCGCATCTGCTCGATGAACGCGGCATTGAGAATGCCGAGCTCGATGCCGAGATAGGCGTCGACCGTCGGCAGCGTCGTGTACTGGCCGCCGGCGATCATTTCGCTGAGCGTATCGGCACCCTTGAACACGCCGGTGATGCGGATCTGCGGATTGTTCTTGCTGCCTTCGTCGGCGCCGAGGCGGCGCGTCGAACCCATCATCAGCAGGAACCGGCCATACAGCCGATCGCGCGGCATGTCGTCGACTTCCTCGAGGCTGGCCATCGTCAGGTCGCCGCCGTCGACATTGGCCATGATGCCGTATGCTTGTGCCTTGCTGCGGTTGGCGAACTGGTAATACGTATCGGCCATCTGCACGCGGTTGGATTTGAAGTTCAGCCACGCCGTGAGGATCGGGCTGCGGCGGATCGCTTCGAGGTGATAGTCCAGGTTCGTTTTTGACTGCGCCTCGCGCGGCGCGACGATGCCGAGTTCCTGGTCAGGCAGTGTGGCCAGCTCCTTGAGGCAATACATTTCCTTCACGGCCGTTTTGCCCGTGCGGCGCGACGAAAAATCGATCGTGTTGCGGTGCTTGTCCATCTCGATGCACTTGAGGATCTGCATCGGGTCCAGCGTCACGTTGTGCACATACTTGTGCCAGAGCGCGTGATCATTCGCATGGCGCATGATCTCCGTCTCGGCGATGTTGCGCGCCGTGATGCGCTGGGTGCGGGACTGGCGGTCAGCCACAGTTGATGATCTCGCCGTCGGTGATATAGCCGTGCCAGGTGCCACCTTCCGAGCCGTCGATCGACGGCGTCACATTCAACGTCGCGAAGTCATCGCCGGCGATTGTCCAGCCGACGTGCTCCTTGCAGCCTTGCACGGAGAAATCCTCTCCGAAGATCCGCTGAAATGCGGCCCACTGATCCCGGCTCGGCGTTGGCTGCGCGAAACACGACATCCACCATGGCTTCTTCGGATTCGGGCAGCGAAAGACGAAGCCGATGCGGTTGCCGGCGGCATCGACCATCCAGCGTGGATCGAGGTCGACCAGCTTCATGGCGCCGATTCCTCGCCGCCGTGGTCGTGCTCGAGCAGCACCGGATCCCGCGCCACATTCGCGCGCGAGCGCTGGATCAGATCGCCGAGCATTTCCAGCGACTTGGTTTGCCGTTCCTGGAATTCCAGCATCGTTTCCGACGTCGCGCCCTGCTGCGTGACGAATCCGCGCAGCGCGTCTTCCTCGCTCTGCGCCTTCGGCGTCATCTCCATGTCGGACAGCGACAGGCCGATGCGCGTGACGAGCTCGCCGATGCGCTTGATCAGCGGGTGCTCGTTGATCTCATGCAGCTGGATTTCCTGGCCGGTGTCCGGATCCACGCCGCGAGCCCAATGGAATACGCCGTCCTTGTCGTAATACCACTGCGGTGTCTTGAGTCGCGCGCCGTCGGCGATGACGGCCAGGATCATGTCATTGATGATCGCGCGCAGGTTCGAATGCAGGTCCGCGTTCAGATCGTTGAGCAGCCGCGGGTCGCCGGTTTCGAACGCAATGTGATGCTGCAGGAACAGCTCGGTGCGCTTCTGGCAGGCAACGGCCGTGATGCAGATGTTGTCGCGGTATTCGCAGCCGTTGCAGTGCGAATAGGCGCCAGGCCTGGCCGGCCAATATGTGGCCGTGCGTGCGTTCAACCCGTGCTTGAGCGCGTTGAAGCGCGTGCGCCGCGTCTGCTCCGGCCCATGCTTGAGGTTGCCCGAGGCGATCGCCTTGCCTTCCTCGGTTTTCGGGCCGGATGCGCCGGCCCACATTTTCAGCAGATGCCGGTGGCGGCCTTCCTGCGGCACTTCGCGATGGCAGTACGGGCACCGGCCGAAATAATTCCACGGGTGCCAGGGGTCTTCCGGCGCATCTTCGATGCGAACAGGCTTCGCATCGAAGCGCTGGTCGCATTCGAAACAATGAAAGCGGACATCGTCAAGCTGATCGCGCAGTCTTCCCATCCTGCCGACGGTGTGGCAGGGCGGTGTTCAGGTCAACGGGAGCGCCAGCTATTCAGATTGGACGGATCACTTCCTGTTTTGCCTGAATGCTATTGGCCACAATCTCGACGGTATATCCATCGCTGAGGTGCAGAGTGACTAAAAGAGGTTCACCGACTTTTCCTTGTTTGATATTGCAGTCCAGCACCATTTTACCAACGATGCGCGGCTTAATTTCTTCGCCCCGATCTTTCATTTTTGAACCTCGCTACTCTCGATAATCATCGTAAATTTCGAGCTCAAACTCCCCAGACGACGTGAGCTCTTTCACAATTATGTGATTATTGGATTCCTTGACCATGTCGAGCAACGCTTCGAGCGAATCGATTATTACATAGAACCCAGCAGCGTCCTTTTGCAATGCTATGCGTTCCGGCAGCACACGGATCAGTTCTTTTTCTCTCTGTCTGGCGCCTAAGCTAGATGCTGTGATTCTAAATTTCATGCGTCCTTGACCTTCTCCAGTACCGAAATGGCCAATCGCAACTTGTCATCGTGATCGTCGAATCGCATCGCGAATTCGATCAAATTGCCGATGCGATTGGCGAACGAAAGCTTGTCAAATGTCACAGCTTCGTCCGGCCGCAGGGAATCAATGACCTTGACCACAAGTTGGAGCGTTTCTTGTTTTGCCATCGTGGTTTCTCCTTTCCTGCATTTTACCCATTCGCCGCAAACATGCTCGGCGCCGCAGCCGGCCAGCGCGGGTCTTCTTCGTCAGGAATCGAAATATCCAGCCCGAACGCCGACAGCCGCTTGAGCCCGAGCGCCGAAAGGTGCGCGAAGCGGCGGCCGTTGAAACGCCGGTCCACTTCGTCTTCCACGATCACGCCGGCCTGTTCCATCTGGCGCTTGAACACGCGCGCGCTCTTGATCGGCAGGCTGTTCCAGTGCTCGCGCAGGCGGCTGGTCGTGGCGATGTGATCCATGATGTGCTGCGGGCGGATCAGCAGGCAGTCTTCGGCATCGCACACGTCGAACTTGTATGGGTGCGTGAACTGGCGCGATTCGATATCGCTGAGTGCGAGCTCGAGGATCCACACCCACGGTTCGCGATCGCCGCTGGTTTCCTTGATATGCGCGTTCATTTCGGCGCGCAGGCAACCGAGGAAATCGCCTTGCTCGAGCGGGATGTCGGCGAACTCGCACAGCAGCCGCCAGGCCACGGACAGCGCCGCATAGTTGCGCACCATGCGCCCGGCACCGGCGTCGCCGCGCTTGGGCGATGGCGCCGCTTCGTCTTCACCATCCGGCAGCGGTACGTGCACATTGTCGTCTTCCGCCGGCGCTGCGCGCGCGCCGGACCAGGCGCGTTTCTCGGCCGCGGCGAGCAGGCCCATGACGCGCTCGCGATCGAGCCCGGACAGGAACTCGAGCCACTGCCGCACCGGGAAGCGCGGCAGGCTTTCGGCCATGAGCGGCCCGCGGCGATTGGTGAGATTGCAGCGCACGACTTTGCCGGTGAGCGAGCGCACGGGCACGTCTTCGCCGGCGAGCAGCACCGGCGCGCAGATCAGGAATTCGGTCATGTCCGAACCGCGGCGCGTGACAGTGTGCTGATAGCTTTCCTGCAGCATGGCCACGGCGACGTTGATCACGTCCTGGCGCCGCGCGGAGATCTCTTCCCAGCCGATCGGGTGGCTGGTATGGCTCACGCTGGTGAGCAGACGGAACTCCGTCTGCAGCGATTGGCCGCCGAACATCGTCATGCCGATCGTGCGCTCCAGGCGCTTGACCAGCGTGCTTTTGCCGCTGCCCTTGTCGGCCTGCATGATCATGTGCGGCCAGAAGCCGATGAACGCCTTGAGATGCCCGCCGAGCGCCCAGGCGAGCAGCGTGGCCGCGGCGTTCTCCTTGAACGTTTCCTGGTACGCGGCGACCACGCGCTTCGCGTCGGCGATCTGGCCGGAAGGAAACGAGAGGTTGTGATACGGGCACTGCTTTTCCGGTTCGGTGAAATAGCAATCCGGCCCTTCGTTGATGACCGGCCGCCCCTTGCGCCAGGCCAGGCCGACGAAGTTCAGCGCTTCGCGCGCGCCGCAGTCGGCACTGCGCTCGAGGATATTGATCAGACGCAGGAAGCGCGCCTGGTGGAACACCGGGCCGATCTTCTTCCAGTGCTCGACATTGTGCAGGCGTTCGTCGGTGAACACGCGGCGCACGAGCTGCGGCCCATGCCGCGGCGTCTGCACCGTCACCGCGAACAGCGTCTGCGGTTGCGCGTCGGCCTCGCCGGACATCGTGGCCGTTGCGCTCTGGATCGTCACGCGGCTGATCGCGGCGATGCGGTAGCCGGCGACGTCGGCGAAGCTTTCCTGCTTGACGCCGCCTTCGCCTTCCTTCACGTCGTCGACGTAGTTCGTGAAATCCAGTTTGCAGCGATAGCGCCAGTAGATCGCAAAATCGTGCGCCGGCAGGAATACGCGCGAGCGGCCGCCCGGGCCGTCCTTGCCCGGCAGCCCGGCGATCGCCCACGGTTCGAACTGGCGCAGCCATTCCTTGAGGTTGTCCAGGCCGCGCACCTTGGCCACGTCGGCCACGTCATTCAGTTCGGATTCGTACCACTGCTGCTGGTCGACCATCACGGCGCCGATGTTCAGCGATGTGAGCTTGTCGTAGAGCTGCCACGCCGCTTCCGGACCCGGGCGGCGCTTGGTCTTCTCGTCCGGCTTGTCGGCATCGAGCGCGAGCACGAACTGCTTGCCGGCAAATGCCTGCCAGTTGATGTTGTCGATGTTGGCGATGCCGCGCAGCGCCAGCGCGCCGGCCAGCGGCATTTCGCAGGCCTCGATGCATAGCGCATTGATCGCCGATTCCACGACGTAGATCGTGCGCGCGCGTTTCAGGCGCTCGCGATCGACGAACCAGGGCACGCCATCCTTGTCGCCGGTGGACTTGGTTTTCAGGCCGCCATTGAGCGCCGGATCCAGATAGCGGAAATCCACTGCACGCACGAGCGTCGTCAACCAGTCGCGGCAGATGAAGGCGACCGCCGGGCCGCCGTGCCCGATCTGTCCGGCTTCCACGCGTGGACTGCACCAGTTGTTGAAGCCGATCGCGCCCTTGTCGATCGCGAAGCGCGCCAGCGAATTGCTCACGCCGCGCCCGACCAGGTACTCGATCGCCTTGTCGGATTCGCGCCGGCATTCGTCGGCGATCCATTCGGCCTTCGTGCGCTCCGGCCGCGGTTGCGGATTGTCCGGCTTGTCGAACGGGATGTTGTAGAGCTCGTGCAGACGGCGCATCGCGCTCGGCACGTCCGGCAGGTTTTCCCAGAACCGGATCAGCGAAATGCAGTCGCCGCCGACCTTGTCGCGGAAGTTGTTCCAGGCTTTGCCGTTGTCGAATATAGAGAGCGACGGGTTCTTGTCGTCATCCGACGCGTGATACAGGCACTTGCCGTTGGCGACGTTGCCGAACCGCCGGATGCCCAATTTGTCGGCCAGATCGTGCAGGTCGATCCGGTTCTTGAGTTCTTGTATGGAAGCCATTTTAAGCCGAGCGCCGAAAGTGAACATGAGGGTGCTGCGCGAACGCGGCAGATGGCTACTTCAATTGCTCCGGAAGTGAGGAACGGCGGAAACGGCGGCGCTTGCGGCGGGTCATTTGATTTTCGCTTTCTTCGCTCTAAGCCACGACTCGCACAAGGCGACGATGATGTCGCTTGGCATCGCGCCAGTACCGAACAGCGCCATCTTGCGCACGGCGCGGACTTTCTTGATGCCGAGCGCCTGGCGCCGTTCTTTCGCCAGAGGGGGGGGGTAGCGGAAGGGCAGCTTGATTCGTGCTCATGCCGCTTTCTCGTTCATCGATTTCGCGCGACGATTGGCGGAACACTTGTCGCGATATCGCGCGACTATGCGTTTCTGCTTCACCACGCAAAATCGCCGGCCGAACCAATCAGGCTGGCACAGGCGCACGGTATAAAGGCGCTCATTCATTGGAACGTTCCGGAAAAAATTGCATCCGTAACTATCACGCTGTTCGGCACGTTCCATGCCGTGCCGCGCGCAACGCGGCCGTAATCGTGGCCGTTGGCAATGACGTGCAGATAGTGCGGCGCGGCAGCTTCGGGGACAAATGACCACGAGTTGAGCGCCGTCAGCGTTTGGCAAGGCGACGGAGGCGCAACGCAGTAGTACTGGGCGCCAGTCGACGCCGTGGCCATGCCAAGAATGAGCAGCAAAGCAAACATCACACTTCTCCGATAAGTAGTTGCGTTAATCGACGTGCATTGGCATGCGCAAAATGGCCGACATAGCTGGCCAACACCGAACGACGGCGTTCGCGCTGATCGCGCGTACGTGTGGGCGCAGCGGCCAGCGCCGTGAACGCGTGCCGCACTACGCGGCGGCGCACGCGCGTATGCGTTGGAAAGACGACATAGCCGAGGAAATCAATGCCGGCGTGCAGCGGTCGCAGCTTGATTTCTGCTTTCAGTTCCAGGCGCAATTCGGCCCGCAGGAATTCGCGGATCTGCTGCAGCCATTTTTCCAGCTGTCCGCGATCGCTGTGTACGAGCACGAAATCGTCCACATAACGCAAGTAGCGCTTGACCCTTAGATCGTGTTTGACGAATTGGTCAAACCGATCGAGATAGACGTTCGCGAAAAACTGGCTGGACAGATTGCCGATCGGCAGGCCGCAACCAGGCGCTGCATTCTGCAGACGCTTGTGCGTCGGCACGAGCGCGCGTTCGGCGGCCGTGGACCGGTGCGTGACGCCGGCGGTCAGCGGCGAGCGCGCGAGCAGCGCGTGCGCAACGCGTTGCGCCTGGTCCGCGATTCCGTGGCGCCCCATCTTGCGCTTGAGCAGCGCGTACAGCGTGCGCCGATGGATCGAATTGAAGAAATTGCGGATGTCGAGCTGCAAATACCAGCCGTCGCCTTCCCCGCTGGCGACCTGGCGCACATAGGCCTTGAGCTGGTCGACGGCAGCATGCGTGCCTTTGCCGGCGCGATTGGAATAGCTCTGCGCAATGAACGCCGGTTCGAAGATTGCTTCGAGCTGCGGCACCAGCCAATGGTGCACGATCCGGTCGGCGAAGTCTGGCGCATGGATCTCGCGCGCCTTCGGCCGCTGGGCGATGAAGCAGGTCGACGGCCGTGGCTTCCAGGTTCCGGCGCGAATCTGCTGTTCGAGACTCATCAGGCCATCGATCCAGTTGGCCTCGAAAGACAGCTGGTTATGGCTCGGCACTTTCTGCCGGCGCGCGCGCTGCCAGGCATCGAACAACGCGCGGAAGCTGACACCCTGACACTCACTGGCGACGCGGACCGCACGCACGCGCGCGTGGTTGTTGCGGTGGTTGCAGTTCGCTTTGCCGTTGTTGAAATTGACGTTCCAGGCGTTCTCCCGCGACCAGG